CACCACTTGTCAATGATTGAGGAAGATGAAGAAACGAAACAAGCGCTGTGCGTTTGGGCACCCGCAGCGATGGGTGGATACATGGATGGACAAGCCGGAGTAACAAGGCGATACTCTGCGGCCAGGCCCGTAAGGCCCGCTCCCGCAATCACAGTGGGTGGAGAATCGCAGGACGCGTCGACGGCTGCGAAACCAAGTGCGACGGAAAAACCACCCGAGGCTTCATCAGCCAACTCCAGCCCCAAAACGGTGGACTGCCCATCAATGATCGACCATGCCGATGGCCGAGGAAACCCCGACGTGCAAGGTGGGGCGATGATGGGGACGGTGCTCAAAGGAGATGAATTCGGCAATGAAGAACGTGTAAGAAATGCTGAGCACTTGACGGAGCTGTACGGCCCACCGCAGGAGAAAGTGATGGCCAGGCAAATTGGGCCGGATTTGATTCCGACCGAAGTTTTCCAATCGGCGTTGGGAAACTTAAAATGCGGATTGGCCAAGCGCGTGCAACCGCTGCCATTTAAAGCTGACAGCAAGCTAGAGAGCAAGATCAATGTGATCGTCAGCAAGCTCATCACCACTGCATTCAATCGTAAGAAGATTGTTGAGTGGCGTGAGAACAATCCATTTTTCAGTGAAATGGCTTCGAAGAAATGGTCAGCTCCGCGCTTTCAGAATGCTTTCAATAACTTGCTCAGCGAGTGCATTGAAGGCAGGGACATTGCCCATGAGTTCATGATCAAGGAGAATGAGGCATTGCCAGCTAAGGGCAAAGCTCCCAGGCCAATCATCACATCGGGTGATGAGGGTCAGGTTGCCATGCTTTTGCCGGTGAAGTGCTTTGAGCATTTGTTGTTCAAGCATTTCAAGCATGCAAGCATCAAGGGCGTTCCGAAGCATGATGCCATGGCACGAGTGGCCAAACACTTGCGTTTTAAACCAGGGCGCAAGAAGAGCAAGGTCACCGTGATTGAAGGCGATGGAAGTGCTTGGGACGCATGCTGCAACTCGCGCATCAGAGAGATGACCGAGAATCGCATTTTGGAACACATCATCGAAGTGCTTGGTGATGATGCTGAAGTGCCCCAAGGATGGATGCAGCAGTGCTTGCGTGACATGAAGAATCAGAAGCTTCGCGGCAAAGCAAAACTGGATGAAAAGAAGCTAAGAAATCCAGTGAGGGTCGTCATTGATGCGATCAGGCAATCGGGCCACCGGGGAACCAGCGCATTCAATTGGCTAATCAACTTTGTGGGTTGGATGGCCGTGATGTGCGAATACCCCCAGGACATGGTCATGCATAACAACAGGGGTGAGCTTCGGATCAATTACAAGTCAGCTTTCGATGGCTGCACTTACGAGATCCGTTACGCTTTTGAAGGAGATGACTCAGTGCTCACCACCAATGAAGAGATCACACCCGAAAGGCAGGCGCAAATTGAGGAAGCATGGACGAGCATGGGATTTAGAATGAAGTTGGTGTTTGGGGGTCGAAAGATGACATTTACGGGCTTCGACTTTTTGTGCGATGAGCTCGGCCCAACCCAAACTTTCATTCCCGAATTGGCTCGCAACATTGCTTCATCGTCATGGACGACTTCCGCTGAGGCAAAAGCGAAACCAGAGATGGTGCACGCCATAGGCGCTGCTGCCATGCTGGCCCGGGCGGAAAATTTTGCGGACTGCGGACCATTCAGCCGGTATTTTGCCGAGCTGGGACTGGCACATTGCAGGGTTGGAGGTGATTGCGTGCTTGGGGAATCGAGTGCGATTGCTTTAGGCATCGCGCCAGCGGAATCAGTTGAGCAGAGACTCAACGAAGCGGCTTTTTGTGCCCAACCGATGACTGCTGAGATGCGTGAACTTGTACAGCTCACATGCAAACTCAGCCATGAACAGGAGGCTAAGTTGCTGACTTGCCATTTTGGCAAGCAGTGGGCCCCATCGGAAGCAAGGCACTTAATCCCACTTGAGCTGTGGGATCCGGGCAACTTTCAAGTTGCCCGGCGCCGCTAGGGATAGGGCTTAGGCCCATTAATTCAGCGACCAAATTTTGGTAATTAACAGTAGCACTTTGTGCTTTTCAG